TTAGGTACAAAAACTGCTAAAATCAAAGGTGGTTCATCAACTCAATATAAAATGTATAAAGCTGAAATAAGTAAGCAATTAGTTTACGTACCTGAACGATTTGTTAAAATAGTAGAAAGATAATGCAATGAAATTAAAAGATTTATTATTTGAAAATTTTATTCCAGATCCTTCTTCTTTATCCCCTGCTGCTCGTCGTTGTTTATCTAAAGTATTAAATAAATTTGGACAAAATAAATTTAAAAATATTTGGGGTAAAAATGCAAGAAATATTGCAGATACTGATGTAGTATCACAACATATGTATGGAAATGCATTAGATTTTATGGTTTTTGAAGATAAAAAATTAGGCGATACTGTTAATAGTTTTTTACTAAAACATAAAGAAGATTTAGATATAAAAAATTTAATATGGTATCGAAAAATTTATAATTCATCAACAAATTTTGCCGGAAAACCATATAATGGAAAAAGTCCACATACTGATCATGTACATGTAGATTTTATTTCAGTAGAAGATCAAAAAAAAGAATCATATATTAATAAAAAGAATAATTCATATTTAGTAAATTTAATTTCAGCATATTATAACATTTCTTCAACAAAAGCAGGTTCAGAAGATTACTTTGGAAAATTTAGATCATGGAATCCATTCGCTCCAGGAATAGGAGATGATGAAGAAGGTGCCGCAGATAAGCTTACGTCTAGATTTGAACAACTTTATGAACCAGAATTAACTAGACTACAAAACGATTCAACAACATCTGAACAAGATAAAAAAAATATACAATATATACGACAAATTGTTACTACATTATCTAACGCTATATTAAATGGAAAAAGCGTTTCATTTGAGCTTGTTTATTATAAATACGATGTAACTACGAATTCATATGTTACTAAAACAAAATCATTTGAATGGAATTACATATAATTAAATTAAGTTATGGCAAAAAATCATTTTCATAGCTTGGGAAATAGCAAACGAGCAAATGCTTTAAAGCATGGTTATAAATCTGGATTAGAATTATCAGTTTCAATGCAAATAAATCAAACGGAATATCCTTTGAATTATGAAACAGAAACATTAAAATACGTAGTACCAGAACGCAAAGCAAAATATACTCCTGATTTCGTATTTACAAAACGTAATGGCGAAACAATGTATGTTGAAACAAAAGGTCGATGGACTACCGCCGATCGTACTAAAATGAAACATGTATTAACATCAAATCCAGGAATTGATATCCGAATAGTATTTCAAAATCCAGGACAAAAAATTACAAAAGGTTCTCCTACTACATACGAAGCATATGCTCTTAAACTAGGAATAAAACATGTTGCTAAACGGGATATTCCTGCAGAATGGCTCGAAGAATGTTTGAAAAAAGGCGAAGAACCAAAAATAGTTAAGAAATTCTTTTGATTTACGAAATATTTTTAATATATTGTTCATGTAATTAATGAAATTTATTTAATTAATAGATTGAAGAATCTATTGATTCAATCGTTAAGCCAGGAATGAAATGTATGTGCTTAACTAATAATATATTATTATATTAATAATTTAATTGGATTCCTTACAGAATTTTATTATTATTTAAATAATGAAGAATCTTAAGTTATTGCAATTACTTGAATCAGTATTAGGTAAAGGTAAATCTACTTCCGGTAATAATATTGCGTTCTTTTCCCCATTTACATCACATTACAAGCCGAAGTTAGAAATTGATATCAATACCACTCATGATGGTGAAAATGCATGGCATTGTTGGATATCAGACAAAAAAGGCCGTTCTATTTCTAGTTTGTTTAAACAAATGAATCTGCCTAAGCAGTATCATGAGCAACTTGCAAAAATCATTCAATCATCTCGTTATAAAACTCAAACAGAAACTAAACGAGAAAATGCTAGCATACAATTACCACAAGATTATATTCCATTATGGAAAACAAAAAAGACTCCTGATTATCGCAATGCAATTGCATATCTTAAAAATCGCGGAGTTACTATGTTTGATATTTTAAAATATCGAATTGGTTATTGTGAAGCTGGTGAATATTATGGTAAAATTATTATTCCAAGTTATGATGACGCCGGCCAATTAAATTATTTTGTTAGTAGAGCTTTTTATAAAGCAGATAAACAAAAACATAAGAATCCTAAAATTTCTAAAGATATTATTGGTTTTGATTTAACTGTAAATTGGAATGAGCCAATTATTCTTTGTGAAGGAGCATTTGATGCAATTGCAATAAAACGCAATGCAATTCCATTATTTGGTAAAATAATTCAACCTGCACTGCAAAAGAAAATTATTGAAAAACGAGTACGAGACATTTATATTTGTCTTGATGCTGACGCTTTAAAGAACGCCATTCAGATTGCAGAAAGATTTATGGCAGAAGGACTTAATGTATACTTTGTTGAATTGCAAGATGCTGATGCATCTGAATTAGGATTTGAACGTATACGAGAAATATTAAATGAAACTGATATATTAACGTTTGAGGGCATCATGCATCTCAAAATGGGCATGTTATGGACATAAGAAAAATAGATACACACGTTGAAAAAATAGATAAAATCTTTCATATTTCAGATGTACATATTCGTACATTAAAACGACATCGAGAATATCGTCAGGTATTTCAACGTATGTTTGATTTTATTGCAACTCATTCTACTAGAAATAGTATTGCGGTAGTTACCGGAGATATTGTACATAGCAAATTAGATATGTCTCCGGAACTAGTTCAAATGCTTGTTGATTTCTTTAACGGATTTACGATTCCTACAATTGTTATTTTAGGTAATCATGATATGAATCTAAACAATATGCATCGTGTTGATGCAATAAGCCCGGTATTAGATGTAATTAAGAATCCTAATATTCATTTTATCAAAGAAAATGGTTTATTTGAATTAGGAGGTGTTACGTGGAATCATATGGCTGTTGATAAAACACCTGCAGAATATATTCGTGCAAATGAATTTGATGCTGCATATAAAATTGCATTGCACCATGGTGCTGTTAATACTGCAAAAACGGATATTGGGTATCAAATTTCAAATGAACATGTAGGCGTTGATTTATTTGCAGGACATGATATTACATTGTTAGGAGATATTCATAAGCCGGCACAATTCTTAGATGATGCAAAAACTATTGCATACCCAGGCTCGTTAATTCAACAAAATCATGGTGAAGCTCTTATTCATGGCGTACTAGTTTGGGACTTAGATCAACGAACTGCAGACTTTCATGAAATTGAAAATGAATATGGTTATGTAACAATTGAAACACAAGGAGCTACAATTATTAATGCTCCTGCAAAAATGCCGAAACGTCCTAGAATTCGTATTAAATTTAACGGAACTAGTGCAGCAGATATGAAAAAACTTATTGCATCAATTCGCAAGAAATATGCAGTAGAAGATATAACAATACAAAGAACAATTGGCTCAACAGAAACTTCAGCATCATCTAGTATTGCTATAGGTAATGTTCGAGATGTTGAATATCAAAACGTATTATTAACGGAATATATTGACAACAACTTTCCACAAGCAACTGTACAAGAACAAGATGCAATTAGACATATTAATCGCACAATTAATTCAAAACTACCAGCAGTTGAATCAGTGCGTCATACAACATGGCATCCGATATCTTTTGAATTCGATAACATGTTTAGTTATGGCGAAGGCAATATTTTAAACTTTGAAAATCTACAAGATGTATGTGGTTTATTTGCTGCAAATACATCTGGCAAATCTTCTTTACTTGATGCAATTACTTATACTATATTTGATAAATGTAGTAAAACAGGTAAAGCAAATGAAGTATTAAATAATAAAAAGGCGTGGTTCCGAGGTGTATTTCGTTTTGAGATGAATGGTACGATTTATACAATTGAACGACTAGGCACGCAAAATAAAAAGAAAGAAACTCACGTTAAAGTAGATGTAGATTTTTATACTGATTCAGAAAATTTAAACGGCGAGGAGCGTAGTGAAACAAATAAAAATATTCGTCGCTTCTTAGGCACATATGATGATTTTATTTTAACGGCATTTTCTTTACAAGCCGATAACAATAACTTCATTGAAAAGTCTCAAAAAGAACGTAAAGAGCTTTTATCACAATTTTTAGACATTACAGTATTTGAACAACTTTATCAACTTGCTGCAGATGAAATCAAAGAAACAGCCGGGCGTTTAAAAGAATACAAGAAAACAGATTTTGCTGAAATCATGTTACAGGCAGATGAAATTATTTCAGCCAATCAAGATACCATTCATTCTTTAGAAGCGCAAGAAGATAAACAACAAGAAGCTAGAAATGATGTTCAAAATCATATTGTTAATCTTATTGAATCTAAATTGCCTACAACATATGAAGGACCAGACATTGATATTTTAACTGCACAAGAAACAGATTTAACTAATAAAATTGAAACATTACAATCTGATATTGAAGTTGCGGAACAAAGAATTTTTGAATTAAAACAACAAAATGCAGAACAAAAATCTATCATACAATCTCGTTACAACCCACAAGAAATTCAAGAAAATATTGAAATACATAAAAAACTATTAGAAAAACATAAAACTCTTAGTTTACAACTAAAAGAGCAACAAGGAGTAATTGATGCAAAGCAACAAAAAATTGAACATCTCGATGCTCACGAATATGATCCAAACTGCAAATACTGTACATCTAACATTTTTGTACAAGATGCAATCGAAGCCCAAGATACGATTGATCAAGATCGAGCAATATTAACAGAATTAGAACATCGTTTTGATAATTTAGAAACAGATATTGAAGCAGTATCTATTTATCAAGTACAATATGATGAATTAACTCATCATTCGCAAGTTATTCGTACAACTACAACTAATATCGAACGTAAAGAACTTCAACTTCAATTATTAGAATCAGAATTACAAACACGCGAATCTGAATTAGAAACATGTTTAGAACGACAAGAATCATTTACAAAAAATGAAACTGCAATTAAACATAATCGCAAAATTGATGCAAAGATTGCTATATGTAAAGATGACATTGAATTTTATACTGAAGAGATAAAAGAAATCCAATCGCAAATTAAATCACTCTTTGGTGCAATTGAAGTTGCAAAAACAAATCGAGGCACTGCACTTAAAAATTTAGAAGCATATCAACAACTAGAAATAGAATATAAAGCATATGAATATTATTTAACAGCAGTTCAACGCAACGGCATTCCATATGAATTAGTTGCAAAAGCTCTTCCTAAAATTGAATCTGAAATAAACAATGTACTTAATCAAATTGTTGAATTTAATATGGTTCTAAATACTGATGGTAAAAATATCAACGGATATATTATTTATGATGAAGATAATTATTGGCCATTGGAATTAACATCTGGCATGGAACGTTTTATATCATCATTAGCTATTAGAATCGCACTTATCAAAAA